CTCCGTCTGTATCCAACAGCTTTATGTTGGCTTATAATTGGCTACTTTATTATAACTCACATTTTTATTTGTGATTAATTAAGAACTAACATTGCTATCAGGGTTTAAATGGTTCACAGATAAATCTGGAATCACCACCTACCGATTTTACGGTATCTTAGTTAATTCTTTGCGGAGAGAGTAGGATTCGAACCCACGGACCTTTGACAGTCTCCTGATTTCAAGTCAGGTGCAATAGACCAACTCTACCATCTCTCCGTATAGATTTTTTCTTTCACATTTAGCCCAATCACCAGTGAGACAATGATTGGATTTTCGATTGAGACCCATAATGGGTTTGAAAATCTATAAAACTCTTCGAGCGGACTGTACGGGACTCGAACCCGTGAACTCCACCGTGACAGGGTGGCATGATAACCAACTTCACCAACAATCCAAAATAACAGGTTTTTTGTACCCTTCCGTACATCATAACCAACATATTTCTACATTGGTGGTTACATTTTCTCATTGGGTTAATTACTCCCCGATTATAGTAACTCTACCCTCACCGCTTTGATATCTAGAATCAAGACAGCTGTTCGGGATTTATATACCGTGGGGTTACACCACAGTCATCACCTGTTGAGCCCAAAGTCAGACTCGAACTGACGACCTGCTGATTACAAATCAGCTGCTCTACCAACTGAGCTATTCGGGCTACTATGGAAAACGGAAGATGGGGGTGTGGACATCCATTTTTATGATTGGCGTTTCTTGCTATTGCTAGCCCCGTTAAATCCCAATCAACCATTGTTTTACAAATATATGAACAATACTTTAAATTACAAAATAATTGTCAAATATATTTTTGTTGCGGGGTCAGGAGTCGAACCTGAGACACTCGGCTTATGAGACCGGTGGGGAACCATCCTCCCCGCAATATGTTGTCCCTCAAGGATTCGAACCTCAGCTACGTGAGCCAAATTCACGTGTACTACCGCTATACTAAAGGACAATATGTACCCAAGGTCGGACTCGAACCGACACGTCTATCGACACGGTTTCTAAGACCGCCGTGTATACCATTCCACCACTCGGGTATTATTGTGCACCCACGTAAGGACTCGAACCTTCATTCTCGGTTTTGGAGACCGACGTTCTACCAATTGAACTACATAGGTGTTTGCGTTGATGATAGGACTCGAACCTATAGTCGTTCGGTTAACAGCCGAAAGCTTCACCATTAAGCTACATCAACATTGTAGAGTAGACAGGATTCGAACCTGTGAGTTCTCTTGGTCCCAAACCAAGCGGGGTAACCTGACTCCCCAACTACTCTAAAACAAAAAAACCCTGAGATTTTGAAGTCTCAGGGTTTCTTAATTCTATTAGTTAAAATTTACATTTAACCGTGATTAATATCTCCGAGACCATAGGACATAGGTTGCTCATTCCAATTTGGTTGGTTTGAAAACGACAGCATGTTTGTTAATTGTCTCATTGAATTCTTTTTTAATTTAAATCTTTTACAAGATACCAATAAATATGTATATAAACAAGAAAAAGTTAAAAATATTTTAATAAATTTTTTTTGACTAGTTGCCATGTCTTGATATTTATCAGTATGACAAAAATAAAGGGAACCTCTCTCCTCCTTTTATTTACCCTGTTCTTAGCTCTCTCTTCATACGCTCAGGACACTAAAAAGGTATATATTAGCGGGGTAGAGAACAAAATCAAAATAGGTAAGTTCACCGGCAACCGAAACTTTGCGTTCGGAGTAAAGAACATTTTTCAAGAAATTTTACAGGATAAAGACTTCTCCATTGTGGAAGAACAAAGTCAAGCTGATTTAATCTTCAGTGCGGAAATACTATACTTTGACGTTAATAGAACAAAACGTAACATATCGGTATTTCATTCAGATGTTGAAGAAACATTGGTTGTTATAAAAGGACTTCTTACGGACAATTCAGGTAAGAAACTTAAGGAATCCGTTGCTGAAGAATCAAGTTCAGAAATATCCACATCCACATTGATTACAGATGAGGGTAGTGGTAAAGTAAATCAACAAGCGTTGTCGTCCGCAATAAAGAAGACGTGCGAATCATTAATAAATAAAATATTTTTTAACAAAAAGTAAAAAATGAAAAAACTACTCTCTCTTGGCTTCTTTTTATTGGTTGCCTTTACATCATTTGGTCAATTAACAATTAGTCAATCAATTACACCAACTACTGGATTAAAAGTAGGAGACACACTAACAGTTAGATATAACTTAACAAAAGGTACTGTGATAAAAAATCCTCGTTATCTTTGGTTTAGATATCAATTTAATAATAAGGCATTATCATATGTGTCAACCGCATTTAATCAAGGTACATCCGCACAAACATTTTACACAGGATGGAGTAACTATAAGTTTACACCAAATGGAACTACAAGTGATAATAATTTGGATCTTCAATATGGTTTAACTCCTTGGGGATATGCTGTAAATGCTGATTGGAATGTTGGACAATTAACTGTTCAAAGAGCCGATGCATCTATTAGTGGTTTAATTGCCACCCAAAAATACGTTTTAAAAGACCAAAACACATATAACAATATTTTCAAAATAGATTTGGCGACGGGTACCGATACAACAGGTGCAAATGTTGGGACTATCTTTGGTGGTGGTTGGTCATCTGTAAGTAATGTTGTTGGTAACACGTCTCAATTCAAAGTAAAAGTATTATATCCACAAGGATATACCATTACTGATCATAATGTTCAATTGATGAAATTGAAATCAAATGGTAGTGGTGAAATTGATTGGTCACAACAACCTATCGCACAATTACCATTGGATGCAAGTGGTGAAGCATTATTCACAACACAAGTTAAAGTTGGGGATTCAGTTGGTGTTTTTGTTGGACCTGCATTTCAAAAAACTTGGATGAATAACATTGTAACAGTGTCTGATGCTTATAAGGCATTCTTAGGACACTCACAAACTGATATTAGTGGAACGGCAAACTTCTTCACTTTACCTGCGTTGGAAAAGAAAGTTGGTAAAGTAACTAATACTCAAACTGCGTTTGGTGAAGCAGATTCTTACGCTTTATTTGCTCACGTAATGGGACAAAATATGGATTCAAACGCAATGATTCCAACAAACACATCAACATCAGTAAGATGGTATAGTGGTTTATTAAATCAGAGTTGGTTAGATGGTGTTGTAAAGAGTAGAGTATTAATTGATTCACCAATAAAAGAGGTATACGCTGTATTTGCTTGGGGTGGGGATTTAAACTGGTCACATTCATCTGATCCGGCAGTAATTGCTAGTAGAATAACCGCAGGTCAATTTACAAATTCTGTAAATGATAAATCAACTAATTCAATCAAATCTATGAGCACCGCTCCGATGGCTTATCAAACTTTAGCTGTTGAAAAAGCCACATTAGGTATTACTTCAACATTAGAGGGTGGTAAAGTTGTACTAACCACAACATTAACAAAGACAGAATTAGCAGGTTTACAAGTAATAATGAATTATGATGAATCCAAATTAACTTTGGATAACATCATATTTGATTCAGGTTCAACTATCACAAACTTCTCCACACATAAAGATGGTAGATTAACTTTTGGTTCTATTGACCAATTGAAAAGTGCTAGAATTAAAGTAGGTACTCCATATAAATTAATATTCACACCAAAAACTACTTTAACAAATACTGCGGGTTTATTCTACTTTGTTTTATCAGATGCTGTTGATGCGAAAGGAAATAAAGTTGACTTAACCATTGAGTAATATGAGGAAACTATTAGTAATATGTTTTTTACTAATTTCATTTTTAGGGTTCGGACAGAGTGTATCTGCTCCGGACTCTAAATCATTTTTACCATCCACAACCGGACAAGATGCAAGTGGATTTAGTTTAAGTGGGTTTAACTCAACTGAAACCCTATTGGCATCAATTAGTTTAGTTAATCCACCATCGGGTACAACATTTGTATTAAACACAACAACCGGTTTAACGGCAGCAAGTGGATTCACGTTATCGGGTAATAAGACTCGTTTAGTGGTGACGGGAACTATGGCTAATATCAATACAGCATTAGCATCACTAAAAGTAAATACAGGTTCGGTAATAGGTAATGTTCAATTATCGGTGGCAGCAACCGTAAACCCAATTGGTTTTTTTTACAACGGAGTTAATGGTCATTTTTATAGACCCATAACCGCAACTAATGAAAGAACCACTTACACAAATGCAAGAGCAAGGTCTTTATTAACCACATTCAAAGGACAGACCGGATATTTGGTAACTATAACATCAGCTTCCGAAGATGCTTTTATATTTGCAAATGTTCCAGCAACTAATGTTTGGTTTGCCGCAACGGATGAAGTAATAGATGGAAGATGGGTAATTGATGCAGGACCTGAAAAAGGAACTGTAATGAAAACTCAAAACGGACAACTTAATGGAAACATTGTAGGCGTGTATAATAACTGGGCTGCTGGTGAACCAAATGGTTCTAATGGTAGTGAGAACTACGCAGTTGCAAAGTGGAATGGTGCAGCAAATTGGAATGATTTATCAAACAATTGGAGTAATCCTTATGTAATTGAATATGGAACTTGGACTAACCCAGATGATGCAACATTTACGGAGTTTTATACAAATTCAGTAACTCACTCAAACGGAGAAGTTTTAACCGCAAGATTTAATTTTGATTTTGGTAATAATGTAGATGAAACTAAATTTTCAGCAAAGGCAAATACTTTTGTAAATAATGTTTGGGGGACAACGACTAATACATTAAGGTCCATAAGTGGATTGGGTAAGGTTGATTTAACAAATGATTTGGATACTGCAAAAGTAAGTAATGGTGGTATTAAGGCAACAACAACAGGTGGACAAGTAGAATGGTGTGTAATCTATGATTATGATGTAACTAACCAACGATATAGAATTGGTATTGATAGTAGAGAGGTGAATGGGATAGTTTCAAATCCATCATCAATTAGTAGTTTACAATTATTTGATTTATGGAATGGACCAGTAACATTTAATTCGTATGACCCAAATGGTTGGACGGAAGTTTATGTTTATACTCAAACTCAATTTAATTTTAGTGGTTCATCATTTACATCAAACATAAGGGCGGGTAATGGATTTTATGGATTACAAGCAGAATTTACGTTTACATCAACAACCGCCTATAAACAACATGGTATTGATTTATCATATACTAATCAAACGGATTTAAACAACCTATATAATAGTATTGTAACGGTTTCAGATGTGTTTTTAGCATTTAAAGAATTATCAAATGGTGGAATATTTGGAAATCAAAGTGGATTAGAATTTACATCGGGTATTCAATTTATGAATGCTGATGTAAATGGTGATGGTACATTTAATGAATCGGACACATATAAGTTATTACAACATTTAACAGGTGCACAACCCCTTACTCAATACTCTACATTAACTTATTTAATGAAACTATATGGTAAATCAGAATACGATGCTATCACCAAATCAAATTGGAATACTCAATTTAACGCAACCAGAAGTTTATATCCATTTAATTTGAATAGTAGTTCTTTAAATAATACTTACAATGTAAATGTAACTTGGGTGGGTGATATAAATTTTTCACATTCAGCGCAACAAACCGTAAGCGGTGTTGCAACCAATTCAATGAGAACAATGAGTTTAAATACCAATTCAATTCCAAATGAAATAAACGCATATCTAATAAGTGAAAATGTTGGTAATAAGTTAATAGTAACAATTTCGGTGGACCCACTACAACAAGAAGTGGTTGGAGCCCAATTCAATTTAAATTATGATAAAACCGCTTTAAAATTTGAAAAGGTAGAATTTACCACAAAAGGTACACCTACTAATTTTGGAACTGATAGGGGTTCATATGTAACATTGGGTTCATTAATAACTGACGGATCAACTACATTAGATAAAACAACCGAATATAAGATAACGTTTTTACCATCAATAGGATTAAATGGTACATTAGGATTGACGTCGATTTCAAATACCGATGCGGTTAATAAAAACGGAACTCAATTAAAAGTAAAGGTAAACTAAAAATTATGGAATTTAATTTTGGATATGATGAAATGAAGAATTTCATATTAAAGACTGGTAAATATAAAATTGTAAATGTTAAGTGTTTTAAACAAGTTCCTAGTAACTGGTATAATGGTTTCCGATATATGGAAGAAGAAGTGTATGTAGAAGTGGCTTACCTAATAGATGATATTGAAACTGAAAAATGGTTATTTAATGGTGAGTGGAAAGGAAACTATATGCTGCAGGGGAGGATTGAATCGGCCTTTCACACAGAGATGAAAAATAAACTATTAAATTTATAATATAAGTGAAAAAATTATTATTAATCATATCGTTAGTTTTAATTGGATTTGTATCAAACGCACAAATACAAAAACCTGATACATTACAACTATCACCAAAAGAATTATTTGGAGAAAGTGATGATTGGAACGATGTGGGTATATTACAATCCTATGTTAATTTTTCAAAAGATGTTCTTTCATCATCAAACTTATCAGTTGGCATAATTGGAAAGCAGGTATCTACTACTCTTAATTTGGGTTACAATAAATCATCTATGAATGGTCAATGGGGACATACATTTGCAGCATCAATAAATCCTATATGGAATTATTATGGAGTAGGATATGGTTTCACTAGAAATAGGGATAAAAGAACAACCACAATACAATCATTCTATTCAACGGATTTTGATTTCCAAAAAGATATTACCCTATCATTCATAGATGTGTTCAGAACTAAAAAGTTTGGAACATTTGGATATAGTGTAATTGCGTCAAAATCATTTTGGGGAACTTATCAAGGTGAATGGGAGGGAAAATATACGGTAGATGAAAATGGTGATTTTAAAGATTTAATATATCCACAAATGCCAGCATCAAGTGAATTGAGTTATAGAGGTATGGTGATGTACACGTATACATTGAAAACAAATAGAGTAAACATATCGCCACAGGTATTTGCAATGAGTGATGTATATAAAGTATTTAAAGATGGTACTGAATCAGATTTGGCATATGTGGATGATTTCAATTTGGACTTATATTATGGAGTATCTATGGATTGGAAAATAACCAAAAGATTTGTTTTGAACACTAATATTAGATATAACACAACTTGGGATAAATTAAGTGAGTCGGTTGGGTATAAAAAGGAAAATCCAATAATGGTTATGGTAGGTACAAACTTTCAATTTTAATGAAAAAGATATTAATCATATTATTATTGTGTATAACACTTTCTTCTTGTGTATCATATAAGATTAGGATAATAGAATATGATGGGACGGGGTATTCTTTATACTTACCAATGAAAAGGTATGGCTTAGATACATGGTACGATGATAACATTATATATTATTCAGAAGAAATGGCAAAATTTAAAATTCAAAAATGGAAGAATGGTGAATACCATTCAAACCCATTTAAAAAACCAAAATATATTAAAATAAACTAATGAAAAAATTAATATTAATATCATTTATTTTATTGGTAGGGTGTGTTAAACCCGAATTACCGATGCCTGAGGTGGTTGCAAAAGATAATATCTTTAATGTAACGGAAAGTAAGGTAACAAATGGACAATCTATCTATTTTGATTTACCTTCCGCAGGTACGTATACATTGACCTTAATAGACGTGGCAACAAATCAAGTTATTAGTCGAGAAAGATTTATTGGACAAAATGGTGAAAATGTAAAGAAGATTTACACTAATTCCTTACCTACCAGATATTTATATTTAGTACTTGAGGATGTGGGTAAAAATCAATTAAAAAAGACAAAAATAATAGTAAATTAAAAATGACAAAAATGAAAAAAATTCTTTTAATCGTATTGGTATCTACAATTTTAACAGGATGTTATAAGGAGGATATTTTACCAACCCCTCAATCAGTATCAGAAGATCTTAAAATGACGAGTTCAGTTGGTATTAAATTACAAACTGTTTTTGTAACCTCTGAGGTTGCAATGAATGTTAAAACTGAAACTGCAGGTTCGGTAACAGTTAAAATATTCGACATTTCAAATAGAGTGGTGTCTAAAGAAACGATGAATGTAGTGGCTGGTGATAACCTTTTAAAGGTTTATACCAACGCATTACCATCGTCCGCATATAGAATAGGGTTATTTGATTCTAACAATAAACAATTAGGAATAACAGATTTTAATAAAATACAATAATTATATAAAAACAAATACAATGGCAGAAGAATTAGAAGAAAACAACGATGGTACTTGGACTGGTTTAAAAAAGACCATTATTGGTGTAGTAACAACCGCAGTAATGGGATTAGGAACTTGGGGAGTAACCCAAATAACTGGAGGTGGGGATGAACCTGCGCCTGTACAACAGGCTGCACCTGTAATTAACATTACAAACTCGAACCAACAAGCTCAACAGGCTTCAGGTGGTGGGGGTAAAACTGTTATTATTAAAGAAAAAGAAACCGTTAAAGAACCTGCAAAACCGGTTAAGAAAAAAGAAGGTGATGAATTTAAAGAGGAAGCTCCAAAATGGTAATTTAATATGAAAGAAGAACAATCAGGTGGATTTAAAGAATTATTAGCTAATATGATGAAACGTAGGTGGTTTATCACCGCCATCGTATTAGGTGGATTTATGGTAATCATTATGGGTATATTTGGGGCGATCCTAAATAAATCCGCAATAGAAGGTGAGTGGAAAGAACTTTTACTTTTATTATTGGGAGCCTTCATTGGTTCATATGGTAAAATCATTGACTATTGGTTTAGTGATACCGATAAGGATAAGATGTTAGTTCAGAAAATGGACGAGGAAGATGGTACATCATTGAGTAATACTGCAGATATGCCAAACAATCCAATTGTCCCAATGTCAACCGCACCATTGGTATTATCAGAATCGGCAACAGAACCAAATAATCCACAACATACTGAAAGCCCCCTCAAACCTGAAAACAAAGTAGGTGTAGAGGTTGATGAAGATGGTGATGGTGTAATGGATGGTTTAGATTTTGATGGTGATGGTAAGATTGATGAATACTTTGCACACAGACAATGTGAACACGTTTGGGGCGACTTGGACGGGGATGGTGAAGAAGAATGTTTAAAGTGTGGTAAAGTTAGAGATGATGAAGCTGAAATAAATATGGAAGGTTAAAATAAACTAAAATAAAAACGACAAAAATGAATTTTAAACAATGGGTTATCGAACTTTTCAAAGATGAAAGGGGGTCAATATCGGTTAAACCGGTAATTGCTATGATAGGAGCGACATTCCTATGTGTTACAATGGTATTAAATTCGTTCTCTCACGCGGATTTTGCACCATCACCTGAGTTAGTAAACGCTGTAATGATTATTACAGGTATAGGTATGGGTGCGGATACTTTGGACAAATTTACACACAAAAAGAAAGACGAAACAGAAGGTTAACATAAAAGGAGGATTATTCCTCCTTTTTATTTACAAGTATTTATATATAAAATAGTGTATGACATTATCATTTAAAAACATCGGAGAAAGTTTATTAAAAGCGTACCTTGGGTTCGTCGGACTTTGGTTAGTTTTTGCATTAAGCTTTCAAGTTTTCTTTATCTATTTGCATTTTACAAATCAAGAAGAGAGAGCATTAAACATTACGAATCAAATTTCTTGGAAAATAGATGGAGCGTTTAAAAATAATCCAGATAACATATGGTACGAGGAACCATTAATTGATAAGAAATGAAAAATTGGTTTTTAAAACACGAACAACTTATTTTGTTCTTTTCATTAGTGATTTATATGGTCACATTAATCTTTGTATTTGATTATGAATTAAAAAATACAAATTGGGCAAGTATTGTGTGGATAATCCAATTTTTTGGGTTAACAACGTTATTATCGTTAAGAGGAATAAAAAAAGGGTGGTCGTGGCCAAGTAGACCATAAATTAAAAATAAAATGTATGAAAAAATTATTAACATTATTAGGAGTTTTTTTACTAAGCGTTGTTGTCGTTAATGGACAAACAATCGGAACAACTAAAACTGAAGAATATAAAGCAGATTTCGAAAAGAAAAAGGACATAAGTGCTTATTTGGATTATGATGGACCTCAAATTCCCATTCAAATTTTAAAAGCAGGTATATCCGATGAAATATATGAGATGTATCCTGAATTAAAGGAAAAACGTGTAGGTTTAGGTGTCGCTAACATATCAATGGAATACCTTGAAAATCTAAATAGATTCAAATTTACTGAGGATAAAACAGAAATTAAGAATCGTATGGTAAAACAATTCCAAGCATCTCAAGCGGGTATTTCAGAAAACAAGTTGGATGGCCGAGGTAAAATCAATTTGGCGAAATATTTTGTAACTATCGAGTGTTACGATTATTCAGTATCTGAAGACGAAACTATCAGTTTAAAGAATGGTGTTAAAGATAATATGGTTACTCGTATAGGTCTTCAAGTTAGATTTACAGATGCGGAAACTGGTGTAGTATTTGGTGGGTCTGGATTGGGTGAGGCTAAGACAACAAGAGAACTTACCTTATTATCTGACGCAACCGTTGACCCAATTAAATTTAATCAATCAACAATCTCAATTGCAACCAAAAAAGCATTAGATATTGCATGTGCCAATATTCTTGATAGAATGATTAAAAAAGGAATTTTTACTAAATAAAACATAAAACAAAGTTTTAACAATATAGGGAGCGTAATAACTCCCTTTTTTTATATTTATAAGATATGAAGAAGTTTTATAGAATATATGATAATAAAGTTTTTTTTGGGGTTTGCGAAGGATTAGGTCACCATACCAATATTGATCCCTTGGTTTGGAGAATGTTATTCTTTTTTTTGATTTTTTCCCCAATACCAATAATAACCGGTTATATATTAACCACAATTTTAACTAAAAGCATATGAAAACAATTTTATTTTTTATCTTCTTAGTACCGACATTAGTATTCGGTCAAGTCTCATCTTGGAGAGGTGGGGGTACAAGTCAACCACAAAGATCAACATTTTCAACTCAACCATCAGTTTCACAAAGAAATGATGTAAGTAATTGGAGAAGTCAACCACCATCAAGGGGGTACGATAGACCAATAAGAACAAAACCTGGTTCAAATGTAATCATTAGAGACCCATGGTTAATGAATGGTTGGGGATGGAATCGATGGGATATGTGGGGGGCACCAGCATTTGGTTGGAACTTTTGGCAACCATCTTGGTATTGGAATGATTGGGGTTATAGACAACCCGCAAGAATTTATGTGTATGGTGATGGTAAAAGAGATACCATTAGAGGAAAGAAACCAATAATTAATTTTGGTGTACAAAAAACAACCGATAATCAGGTTGGTGGATTTTTCACAATAGGTAATAAAGGGTATTTCATAACCGAATATAACGCTAGTGTTGAAAGAGATAATTCAACATTTTTTCCTTTTGGAAACATAACTCAGGTTGATTTTCCTTTAGTAAAAGATTTAGTACAAAGACAAAGTTTTTATATCGGTGCAGGAAAAAGAATTAAAAGAACGGGTGTACATGTGATGATTGGAACCGTTAGTGAGGATGTAAAATGGAGGGGTAGGGATGATTTAGGATATATAACATTCCCTAAATACTTAGATAGGTTTACCACAATAAAAATAGGTACATTACACGATTATAAAAATTTTACATTAAAACTTGATTATGATCCAATTATTCGTAATGGTACTTTTGGATTAGGAATTAATTTATAAAATGAAAAAAATAATAATCTCTCTCCTAATATTATTTTTTTGTTTTGACTCTTTTTCACAAACATACACACAAACGTTTATTGATAAATGTAGTGGTGAAAAAAAAGTGGCAACGACAACCATTATAAATGGTAATGCCACAGTATCTTTTTATAATCAGGTAAGAACGTTTTCTCCTATGGAGGTACAGATGGGGGTCGTACAAACTTGGTTATTTACAACTAAGGCAACATACGAAGCATTAACTTGTCCGGTAATTAATAATCCAATAGTACAACAGGCGGTTACAAACGCGGCAGCTCAAACAGCATCTAACGCCGCAGCAACTGCGGCTAGTTCCGCAGCAAGTTCTGCGGCATCATCATCTGCAAGTTCTGCGGCAAGTAGTTCGGCAAGTTCAGCTGCCGCTAGTTCAGCATCATCGACACCACCAACAACAACCCCACCACCAACACAAAGTAGTTCACCACCACCTGCTAGTGGTTCATCTAGTAGTTCATCTAGTAGTTCATCTAGTAGTTCATCTGAAAGTAAGACCGAAACAAAAACGGAAACTAAATCAGAAACAAAGAGTGAATCTAAGTCAGAATCAAAATCTGAAAGTAAGAGTGAAGAAAAGAAAGAAGAATCTAAATCGGAATCTAAAAAAGAAGAGAAGAAAGAAGAATCTAAAGAAGAGAAAAAAGAGGAATCTAAAGAAGAAAAAAAAGAAGAGAAAAAAGAGGAAAAGAAAAAGGAAGAAAAGAAAAAAGAAAAGGCGGCGGTAACAAATCCAATGTTATTGTCGTCAGATTTATCCACAATAGAATCTCCCGATGGTAGATGGTTACAATCTGCAACTATCGGGGTTTCCAAATCATCGTTAATGGGTGACGAAAGTTATTCTGCCAATACTGTCATCATGAGTGATTTAAAAACATTTATTGTTAGTGGTGGATATACTAAAATGGATTTCTCAGAAGGTAAATTAAAGGCAATACATTCATATTCAACAGCATTTGCATATTTGAATGGAAATTATATGAATTTATTAGGTTACACATGGATTAAACCAACACCAAAACATGGTGTATTTGGATATAATTTAGGATTAATAAATTTATTTCTTAAAAACGAAAAAGATAACTACGATTATAACATGTCATCGTCAGTTGTTGCTTTTTGGACTAAACCTTATCAGTATAGTAAAAAGTTAACAGTTTCTCCACAAATATTTACAATGTTTGCTCCTTTATCTTGGAATACCGTTGCAGGTACATCCACGGTTAATCGACACATGGGATTCTTGTTAGGTAGTTCGTTTGATTACAAATTAAGTAAACGATTTGGGTTTAGTTTTAATTACAAACTTAGTGGGAACACTTCTCCCGGATCACCTTGGTTAAGTAACTTTTTAATTGGGTCAAGAATGGTGCTTTAACACTTCTTTGTCTAAAGATAGTGGTTTTGTATGTTGACGTTGTTTACGAACTCCGTATTGGGGTTGTGTTTTAGATAATGTTATTCCAAAAGAGGAACATAATAAGAATAGACCTATAATTAAATTTAACATATTGTATTTTTTTTATATAACTATTGTAAAAGTACAATAAAAATATTAGAAAACCAAGAATAATAGGATAATAACAAGAAGTTCTTATTAAAGTACAATTAAATTTTTAGTAATAAAAAATCCCCGAAAATCTTATTAAGGATTCCCGGGGACATGACAAAAATAAATGTACCTCTCTCCTGATACAATTAAATGGTAACTAAAATTTTATTATTAGTCAAGTCTTCGTATAAATTTTTTATTTCAGCACATTTTTCATAATCCTCAATACTCTCAAAAAAAGGAATAACATCACGAGATAAAACAATTGTTTCGTTTCTATTAAACTTAAATTCCGTATCCCACTCTAACCCTTGGATAATAGCCTGAATATATAGGGATAGAACACGTTTTTTGGTTTCTTTAAACCCTTTAAAGACCTCAACAATGTTTTCATATATCGATTGTTTATTAATGTCGTAAAAGTCATTAAAATCGGTATACTTACCTTTAATGTACATCGTTTTGTAGGGTGTTTTTGTTTTTGCTGTGTACGCCATGATTATTTTATTTAAGGTTATAAAGATAAATAATAATTCGTAATAAAAAAATTATTTTTTGTTACTTCTGTCCCATTTTGCTTTTCTAGCTTCTGGTGATAATCTAAACTCTTCATCGATAGTATGTTCAAATGTAAATCTACGACATAATTCGGGAAGTCTACAATTTTTTAAATAATTGTTAATATATCCCATCATATTATGTGCACCGATTGGGTTCGCAGAATGAACATAAATTTGTGGTAAAGGTATGTTTTTTGTCATACTCTCACTAACTAAAAATTTACAACAATCGTATCCTGTTTTTTCATTAATAATATTTTCATAATTTATTTGGTAATTACTTTTTGCATTCGTATAGTATTCCTCCATTGCTTGATCACCCAAATCATGGTCTAACGATATCAAATCAAAATTCTCCAATCCGTTTAATCTAATTATTGAAACAAATTGTTCATAATTTCTAACAACAATCCAATCATCACCTTTTGGTGTTCGTATATCATCGAGATATAATCTCAATCTTTTATTAATTTTCATCTTTCTTAAATGGTTTTGAATATTTTGGTTTAACTATTTTCCAAATTATGTCGTCAACTTTTTCATTGTTCCCGTTCCACATTGCAAACATAATCGCATGTAAAACTTTTTGTTGTTTCATTACAAATTCGGCAAATTCTTTTTTGGATGGTTCAGGATATCTATCATTAAATTTTCCATATCTAAAACCATCATGTAATTTACCTGCACGTTCTCTTAGTTGAAAACATGCGTATCTTAAATCTCGAACAGTTTCTTTAACCCATTGATTAAATTCGTCAGGAACCTTTTCAAGTAATTCATCAAATGGTTTATTATCTTTCAAATATTCCCATATATCTCTATTGGATATGTTGGTTAATATTTTATGTAACCTAACGTACTCATCTCCTTTGATTTTCATACGAAAACCATTCTTGAATTTTATTACGTAACCTTCTTTATCTTTACTAATTTCTTCTTTTAGTAAATCATATCCCTCACCCCAAGTTTTATATGTTGTTACAATTTCAAATCCACAATCTTGTAACCAAAATAATGAACTGTCAGGGACTTCCTCACCACTATCAGTATGAATGGCACCAAGTACCACTAATTTTTCTTCACCTTTGTAATCAACAACAATTCTATTTTCGGGATAAATAATTTCAAACAAATATGTATTGTCTTTTCTTATTGCACTAATATCGTGTCTATCAAGTATTTCTTTTCCTTTAATTGCTTGTGGTGATGTGAACGAACCTCGAGTTGCTAATATCCATTCACCTTTTGTTTTTGGTGTTGGGTCATAATATGGATTATCGTAATCAGGTAAATTATTTGGGTCAAAGAAATTTTCCATACCTGTTTCATAATTGTTATTAAACCATATGTTATATCTTCTCTCTTCACTTAATTCATATTCATAATAAAAGAGAATACCTAAAGAGCCATCCATTTTTTCATAGACAACATAATCTTCGTTTGGGATGTCTTCTGGTTTATGTTCTTCGTAGTTGAAGAATTTCTTAAATGGTCTTGCAACTATTTCACCTTTTGAATTAGTCACTAATCCACGACATTGTAAAGTAATTTCATCCCACAATCTTTCGTATTGAACTTTTGGGGAATAATTCCAAATAGTTAAATCAAGGTTTGGGTGTGTTTGTTTGTGTAACAAACCATTTTCGTAATATTTTTCTAATGTAGTTAGCACAATCTTTGATTGGTGTTTTTTGTGGTGGATTTACTGACTTAATAAAAGATTCAATAAATTGACTCATTTACAATTTGATTTGAAACCTATCCTTCATTTGTTGAAGTTTATCTTTCGGTACTCCGTGAATATTTTCACCTCCGTGTCTGTTTTCAACAATCAGAGTGTGAACTCTATAATTGTATCTTTCAGCCATTTTGAAATATTCATCCATTTCCCATTCTTGTGTAAATGTATTTGCAACAACAATTCTTGATTTTTGTTGTCTCATTCTTTCCGAACATCTAAATTGGCAATAATTATGAGCCTCTTTTAATTTTGATGGGTCGAAGTTATATTCACCATCTTTAGTTTCAAAAAAATCATCGGCGGAAAGAATCTCAGGCTCAACGTTTGATGGTAGTTGTAATATAACATTCGCTAAAGTTGTTTTACCCGAACCAGGTAACCCTCTAAGAAGTATTAAATCACCCTGTTTTTCAATGTTTGTATCCATATTGAAGGATTTAAAATTAAAAATAAGGGTCGGATTGAGTACCGACCCCTAATTCTTATTTTACAGCTTCGCTGTCTGTCAGAATTTCTGCAGTTGTTGAATCCGTAGCGGTAACTGATGTAGAATCTACTTGAGTTGCCGTTGAGTCAGTTGTTTCTTTTGAGGTCGACCCTGAACCACATGCTGATAGTGTTAATACAACACCAAGAGCTAAAATAAATGTTACTTTTTTCATATAATGTAAATATACAAAAAATATTTGATAATACAAAATTTAATAAAAAACCCCAACGAGTTGTTGGGGTTTAAGGTCTTTCGGTGGGTTCAACCCCACTTACTTATAAAAAACGAAAAGGTAATCGACAAAGAGAACCTCCATTAATATAAATATATATAATTTTGGAGAAATGTAAAGTATTTATAACATTTTTTTCACGATTGTTAATTTTTCGTTTTTATATTTTAAAATAATAGGTACATCTGCAACAATATTACCCTTTAGAATTTCCTCACTTAAGAAATCTTCACATAAATTTTGAATAATACGTTTCAAGGGTCTTGCACCATATTCCTCTTGGGTGTTTAACTCAAAAATTTTATCAATAACGGTCTTATCAAACGTAACGATGTAATTTTTATCCACTAAACGAGAATTTAATTTACCAATTTCAATATCAATAATTTTCTTTAGTGTTTCTTCATTTAATGAATTAAACAACACAATATCATCGATACGATTCAAAAATTCGGGATTGAAGTGTTGCTTTAATGATTTCTGAATCATGGTTTTCTTCACTTCATATTTTTGCGTTTCACTTGATGAAGTGCTGAAACCAACACCTCCACCAAATTCGGACACTTTTTTAGCCCCTACGTTTGAGGTCATGATAATAAGACAATTAGTGAAATTAACTTTTCGTCCGAAAGAGTCCGTTAAATGACCCTCATCTAAAATTTGTAATAATAGATTAAAGACATCTTTATGTGCCTTTTCAATCTCATCGAATAAGATTACTGAGAATGGATTATTCTTAACCTTTTCGGTTAGTTGACCACCTTCATCATATCCAACATAACCTGGAGGAGAACCAATTAATTTAGATACGTTGTGTCTATCCATAAACTCACTCATATCGACACGAATGATTTTATCAGGATCACCAAACAATAAATTAGCAAGAGATTTAGCTAAATGGGTTTTACCTACACCCGTTGAACCTAAGAAAATAAATGAACCAATTGGTTTATTGGCATCTTTAATTCCCACACGATTACGTCTAATTGCTTTTGAGATGGTTAATATTGCTTCATCTTGACCAATGACCTTTTCAGATAATAAGGTTTCCATCTTTAATAACTTTTTAGTTTCGTCAGAATCTAATTTAGTAATCGGCACTCCCGTCATTTCAGACACAATAGTGTAAACATCGTCAATTGAAACAGGAATTTTATTATCCTTTTGTTTTTCCATCCACTTAGACTTCTCCGCCTCAAGTTTATCTAAAATTTTTCTTTCTTCATCTCTAAGTTTTGCCGCTTGTTCGTAATTCTGATTTTTTACAACAAGAATCTTTTTTTCCTTAATTTCATCCGCCTGACCTTTTAATTTTTCAATTGTATCAGGTGCACGTAATGAAATTCTTTTTTCAGACCCTAACTCATCAATAACATCAATTGCCTTATCGGGAAATTGTCTATCGGTAATGTAACGACCCGCCAATTTAACAATTGTATCAATCACACCATCTTCATATTGAACTTTATGGAAATTCTCATATGAATCTTTTAGATTTTTCAAAATCTCAACAGTTTCAGATTGAGTTGGTTCCTTTAAAATTACTTTTTGAAATCTTCTTACTAAAGCAGAATCCTTTTCAATGTGTTTTTTGAATTCATCGAACGTAGTTGCACCAATACATTGGATTTCTCCCCTAGCTAATGCGGGTTTCATAATATTTGCAGCATCCATGGCTCCACTTGCATTTCCTGCACCAACCATCGTATGTAACTCATCAATGAATACAATAACATTAGGTGCCTCTTGTAGTTCATTTAAGATTGCTTTAATCCTCTCTTCAAATTGTCCTCGATATTTTGTTCCCGCAACTAAAGATGTCAAATCTAATGAGACAATTCTTTTGTCTAATAAATTTGTGGGACAATCACCTTTAACAATCATTAATGCAAGTTTTTCAACTAATGCCGATTTACCAACACCAGCCTCTCCAACAACAACCGCATTGTTTTTCTTTTTACGAGAAAGAATTTGAGCAATTCTTCTCACTTCTTTATCTCTCCCAACTACTGGGTCAATCTTACCTTCTTCCGCAAGTTTAATTAAATCGCGAGAAAAATTATCTAAGATTGGAGTGGTTGAACCTTTACGTCCTCTTTTAGGGTTTGTCGTTGGTCCGTCTTCAAAAAAATCTACTGCCATACTATTTTTACGTTTAGTTTCTACAAACATAACACATTTCATTCTAAAAAACAAATAAATGTCAAAATGTCTAAAAAAATGTCTAACGAATGTCTAAATGTCAGTTTTATATGTTTGGTTTACAATTTGTAAAATGAAAAGTTAATAATATGTAAAACAAAAACACAAAACTATGATTACATTATTCAAAGACCCGTTTTTTAACACTTTAGACAAAGTGTTTGATGAAGCCTACTTGAAGGTGGATAACAGAATTAATTCTAACATTACCACAACAGAAGATGGTTATAAGGTCCTATTATCGGTACCGGGACTTTCTAAAGATGATGTTAAAATATCATTAAAGGAAAGTAAATTAACCATATCGTATGAAAAGGAGAGTGATGAATTCACATTTACTAATTCATTTAAGAAATCATATAATGTACCTGACGATGTTGATGAGAAAAATATCACGGGTAGTGTGGAAAATGGAGTGATTGAAATTATTCTACCTAAAAGTAAAAAGAAGTCGGTTGAGAGGTTAATTTCACTTAACTAATATTAAACCCCTGATTTATCGGGGGTTTTTTAATACAATTCAATATTTATATTCATAAACTTATTAAAATATGAACAAAAGACTCGCAAAATTACAAAACATAATGGAAGCTAACCAAAGGTTAAATGAACAAAACACACATCAACCGGATAATTTTTCTGCGGGTCAAACAGTAAAAGCAAAAAGAGACATTGATGGTCAAGTTTATATAATAAAAATAGTGAAAACTGACCCAAGATATATGTATGGTACGGTAACTGGACCTGGAACATATAAAAATGAACCACTAAAAAATGGTACTAATTTTGAATTATATTCAACCCAGCCAGGTCAAATACAAGGTAATTCAGATTTAGGTAAGTTTACCGTAATAAGATAATATTAAAACCCCCCATTGTGGGGGTTTTTTATTTGATATTTATTGTGTATATTATAGTACTAAAATATCAAATATGGGAATTATATCAGAAACAATTAATGGAAAAGTAATTGATGTTGTAATCAATTCATCTAACTTAAAAACCGCATCTTTCAATACTGAAACGGAGGATTTAACCGTAACTTTCAATAATGGTGCTATTTATGAGTATAATAAAGTTCCTTGGAATAAGTTCACTAAGTTTAGACTTGCTGAATCACAAGGAAAATACTTCAACGAGAATATCGCCAGAAGTCATAAGTACACAAAAAAAGGATGAGTTTATTTGAAGAATTAATCGAAGATAGGGGCGAAGACGAAAAAATCGTAGGTTCTTTCAAACCTAAGGATTCACTATCGGATCAAATATTCGAAGTATCTGATGATGATTTTTTAATGCGTGAGGATATCAGAAAGGGTATACTTGAAATTACAAATCAATATCTTGACTTTATTGATGTCGATTTTTTTGTTCACGATATATTATTTACAGGTTCTTTAGCAAATTACAATTGGTCGGAGTATTCTGATGTGGATATTCACATTTTAATAGACATGAGTGAATTTGATGAGGGTGGCAATAAGGATTCAAATGTAGTACATAAAATAGTAACAGATTTCTTCGATGCAAAAGAAAAAGTTTGGAAAACAAAACATGACATTAAAATAAAAGGTTTTGAAGTTGAGTTGTACGTACAAGATATTAATCAAGAACACATATCATCAGGGGTTTATTCTGTGTTAAATAATGAATGGGTTGTTACTCCCGAAAAAACTAATCCTAAAATTGATGATGACAAAATATTACAAAAGGGCGAGGAATATGCAAAAAAAATAGATGATTTGGTATCCGATTTTAAATCAAATAAGGATATAACAAATGAAACTAAGGACTTATATAAAAAAATTAAAACATTCAGACAAAGTGGTCTTGAATCAGGGGGAGAGTACTCATATGAGAATCTAACCTTCAAATTACTTCGTAGAAATGGATATATAGAAAAATTATTAAAACTAAAAACGGACATTTTAAATAAAAAATTGTCCATAACACAATAAAGAACCTTATTTTTTTCCCTATATCTATGTATTTATAGGATAAGAATAAGTTTATCTTAATATTAAAACAATGGCAGACATCAAACCTCTAGGAAGTGAGAAGCTTAATGGCGACGAGAAATTAAAAAGAATTCTCGAGTTAACTTACTTTAATCAAAATAATAAAAAATCTAATTCAAGTTCAAAACCTGAATTAGTAAAAGAATCCACTACTGGTGGAGTTTTTGGTATCGTTAAAGAAAAAGACGGATACTATGTAAAAAGAGGATTAAATGAATCATCACTTGATTATATTGGTGGTATGTTCATGAAAAACAAAAACAAATTCTCATCTTACTCTGAAGCATTTAAAAGATTAGAACTATTAAAAGGTCAAGAAGAGTTACAAGAGGCAACAAAATACGTTTTGAAACCGAGTTCACCTAAAAGTGAATCACCAATGAGTGATCCCGCAGCAAACGCTCCAATACCAACACCCGCTGAAGAACCGGCGCCTGAAGCACCCATAGAGGCCCCATCTGAAGAACCGGCACCTGAAGTACCATCTGACACACCTGAACCTGAAGCACCTGTAGATGGTGGGGACGATGCATCAGGAAAAAGATCAAGTTACATGGCGGAAGTTCAAAAATTTGCAGGTAAATTAGGTCAAGAATTGAGAGATCAACACGAATCAATGGAAAGTGATGATATAAAATATGTTCTTAATATGATTATTTCTGCAGTTGATTTGGATAAGTTAGAAGATGAGGATATTGAAGACATTGCTAAGAAATTTGAGCGTGACGAAAACCAAGATGGTGAAGAAGTTCCATCTGAAGAACCAGCACCTGAAGATGAAGTACCGGCAGAAGAACCTGTTGATTCTGAATTAGGTGAAGAATCTGATGTAACAATGGATGCTCTTGAAAATTTCATAAACGCATCTGCGGATTATAATGAGGAAATTAATTTAGCAGATTATGCGGATTTAGAGATGGATGAAGATGTTCAGTCGGACTTTTTTGAAAGTGATATCATTTGGTCGGAAGATACTGATTCATTAGAAGAACCTATGGACGAAGAGGTAGAATTGGACTTAGATGAAATGAAAAATGAGATTAATAGCAGTATTAACACTACATTAGGAAAATATTTCAAATAATGAAGTTAATCTATATAAATGAAATTGGTTCAGACTATAAAGGTCAAAAACAATACGAATTCATTTTTAGTGAGAGTACAGAAATAGATATGGATGAATGGTTTGTTATCCCGTCATCCTCAACATCTCAACCAAAATCACCTGAAGTGGAATACGTTGATTTAGTTGGATTACTTAAGGATACAAATTTACATTTAGAATTGATTCAAGACTCCGATTATTTCGGAGTTATTGATGCAGTAGATGGTGTAATTGCTTTGGGATGGGAAAAATTTGATTTTGATTCTGAATTCGAAAGAATATCATTTAAATTCGGTGAATCATTGGAGAGTGTAACAAAAAAATTAAAACAAAGAGATTATCTTTTAATAAAAGAAGAAGTAAAAATTAAAGAATCATGAAAAGGTCAACATTGGTAGAAAAATTAATCAAGGAAGGAATGTCAGAAAGTACGTTGGTTAAATTTACAGATAAACAACTTTTAGAATTATCTGAAAGAATGTTGGGGGAATCTGATGTAATGATATCAAAAAAAGATCCTCAGTTACAGCAAAAAGTGACTGACGCTAAAAAACAAAACAAATCTATCGAAACATATGAAGAAGATATGAAAGAGGATTTAAAAGGTAATCAAAAGAAATTAGATAAGAACCACAATGGTAAAATTGATGGTCAAGATTTTAAAATATTAAAAGGTCAAAAGAAAAAAAAATCAGTTAAGACAGATAAAAAAGACAAAGAAGTTAAGGAATGGGTTGAATCTTTAGCGGAAAATACTTATCATAGTTTCACATCTAAGAATGAAATTATGGAAATGATACAATTTAAATTACAAGAGGCGGGTCCAAACGTTAATATTGGACATAATGGTATCCCTGAATTTATGACTCACGATGGTGATGTTGAAACAAAACCAAAAACTCCTAAGGTTGCTCCAGGTACAAAACCAAAGCCACATAACCCAAATCAACCGGGTCCATTCACAAAACCAAAACCAAAGGCTGAGAAAAAGTAAGGTTTAAATTAGGTATTATAAGAAATAAATCTTATATTAGCCTTAATATAATTTAAACGTATGTCAATGACTTTCTCAAGTGTTGATAGGCCCGATAGAGGTTTACAACATAAATTAAAAAATGAAGACACTTCATTAACTAAAATACCTATGCCAATTTGTGATAATTCACAAGAACAAAACTTTCAAGAGTTATTGGCGTCAGAAAGATATCAAGAAGTAATATCTAACGTTAATCATTACTTAAGTCCACATTACCCCAATAAAATAAATTTAAATAATAAATCACAATATCGTGAATTCTCATCATTTATGGTGAGGTCTCACTTTGAGATTATTAGAATTGAAAGAAATGTTAGACCTGAGTTAGAACAATTAGCAATTAAATTAGTCACGAATGAGTTTCACATACCGAAAGATTCCATTCAATGGGACGTAAAAATTGTTGATGGTAGTGAAATATCTACCGACGATTTTAATATGGACGACGAGGAAACTATTCAAATACCTGAGGTTGATTTAAATAATGAGATTGATGGTGATTTTGAAAGATTAAATTTAGAAAGGGCTAAACGAAGATTAATTAATGCAATTAGTCAGGGTGCATCTAAAAAAGGTCATTACTCATATCATTTGGTTGGTGACGAAATTTTAGATATAACTAAAAGTGATACCATTTTAGATTTATATGGTGTTATGATGTCGATAAACGACACAACTTATTGGCAATTTCCTGATATGTTTTTATCTCAAATGGGTAAATCGGGACAAGTTGCGGGTACTGAAGAAATTGAACAGGGAGAACCACCAATTATTAAAGTACGAGCACAGAATTTTCCCGTAGCCGTCCATGAGTGTATCAAAGGTTATTTAGAATTACTTGCGGTACATGGAAGACCAAGAGATGAAAAAGGTGATTTTAATGAGGAGTTGTGGACTAAGGTTTCGGGTTACGAAGACACAATGGACAAAGAAATGTGGGATTTAAGATTAGGTCCTTCAATATGGAATAGAGTTAGGAGTATGTTACCAGATGAAGTTATTATTGATGAAAATGAAGAAGGTTTACAATCATATTTCTTATCAAGTCTTTATACCTTGGAGGCTAAGGAGTTTCTAACAATGATGAAAGAAGTGATTGGAAAGACCTCAAAAGGTGAAAAAATGATTAAAGATTACTACGATTCTATCAGGAAAGATATTAATAAAAATTATTACGACGATAGTATGTCAATTTTTAATGATAACGATGAATAATTAAAAAGGTGGTTTTAACCACCTTTTTTTGTATTTATATATATGAATACAAGAGCAGAACAATTAATGGAGTATGCTAGAATTATGAAAGATGCTCCATATGCGTTAAAAACGTATCTTCAAACATACGATAATACTCAGAAAAAATATGTTCCATTAGAGTTATTCCCTGACCAAGTTCAGTTAATACAAGACTATGAAACGTACAATGAGAATATCACAAGAAAATATAGACAGGCTGGTGTTACCACGGTAACCGCAGCTTGGATTTCAAAAAAGTTACAAACAGCAAAGCCTGACGAACCTGAAAGGGTTTTGTTAATTGCCAATAAAAAAGATACCGCAGTAGAGATGGCGAATAAAGTTCGTCACTTTTTAGAACAATGGCCCGAGTGGTTAAATGTTGGATTCTCACCCGATAAAAACTCAGAAAGTAGATTTAGATTAAATAATGGATGTGAAGTAAAGGCGGTTGCAACATCTGCAGATGCTTTACGTGGTTATACACCAACCATTCTTGTATTTGATGAGGCGGCTTATATCGAAGCCGGTGAAGACTTTTGGGCTGCATCTATGGCATCCCTATCAACGGGAGGTAAGATTATTCTTGTATCAACCCCAAATGGTTATGACCCGATTTATTATGGTGTTTATGACCAAGCATTACGTGGATTAAATGATTTCCATATCACAGATTTAAGATGGTTTAAAGACCCTCGTTACACTAAAGATTTGCGTTGGGTTAAGTGTCAGGATATATGTCACTACATGTTAAATAGGGAACTATATAATGATGATGAGGTTGTTATTACTGAATTCGACATAGATAATTACCAAGAGTTAGAAGAACAGGGTTATAAACCTTTTTCGTCTTGGTTTGAATCAATGTCTAAGAAATTTAAATATGATAGACGTAAGATTGCTCAGGAATTGGAATGTGATTTCTTAGGTTCAGGAGATGGTGTAATTCCGGGAGATGTTCAAGAGAATATTGCAAAGAATATGATACGTGTACCTAAAGAAAAATACATGCAGGGTACATTTTGGCATTGGAAAGAACCAATACAAGGACATCGTTACATTATGGGAGTTGATGTTAGTAGGGGAGACAGTGAAGATTTTTCATCCATATCAATAATTGATTTTGATGATAGGGAACAGGTTGCGGAATATATAGGTAAGATACCACCAGATGATTTAGCAGCAGTTGCATATAAATGGGGTATATTATACGAGGCATTTATTGTTATTGATATAACTGGAGGAATGGGTGTTGCAACATCGAGAAAGTTACAAGAAATGAACTATAAAAACCTTTATATTGATGGTATTAACACTCAAAATAAATGGGAATATAACGCTAAGGCGATGGAAAAAATACCAGGACTTAACTTTAATAATAAAAGAACTCAAATAGTTGCCGCCTTTGAGGAGCAACTAAGAAAAGGGTTTCAAGTAAGGTCAAGTAGATTATTAAACGAACTTAATACGTTTGTTTATATGAATGGTCGTCCTGACCACATGAAAGGTGCACACGACGATGCGATTATGGCTCTTTCTATGGCACTATACGCTTCTGACTTGTGTTTCAATCAGTTACAAAAGAATGAAAATGCAAATAAAGCGATGTTGGAGTCTTGGACAATGACTGAACGTACATATGAACCAAATAAATCTTTTTATTCTTATGGTACAGCTTTTGATCAGATCGGGTCAATGGGGTTCGATGATAACCCAGCCTTTAAAGATATTCGTAACGTTCCCGGTAAGAGTCAATATCAAGAATTTAATTGGTTATTTGGAAGATCAAAATAATATTCCAATTATTAATAATTTAGTTTATATTATAAAGAAAAGTATTTATATACATGGCAGAACAGAATTATACCGTCTTTCAGAAACTAACAAGAATGTTTGGTTATCCGGGTCAATCGAATCCGGACAAGGCACCATCTTTTAATTTTAATAAAGATGAGTTATTAAAAACAGATAGTAGAGAAGACTACGAGAGAGCATTGTTACAAGCCCAACAATCTCAATACATTGCAGATAAATGGACTAAGTTAGACCAATCGGTTTATAACCAATCTGTTTACTATGAACCAAATAGATTAGCGGCATATTACGATTACGAATCTATGGAGTTTACTCCTGAAATTTCTGCATCGTTAGACATATATGCTGAAGAATCTACAACAATGTCCGAAAAGGGTGAAATATTAACCATTTATTCAGAATCAGATAGAGTTAAAAGTATATTGGTTGATTTATTTAACAATAAGTTAGATATCAACACTAATTTACAAATGTGGGCTAGAGGTCTTTGTAAGTATGGTGACGATTTTGTTTATTTAAAAATAGACCCTGAAAAAGGAATTATCGGTTGTCAACAACTACCAAATATTGAAATAGAAAGATTGGAAGGTGCAACAACAAAGAGTCCAAATCAAAGTTCTGATTTAAAATCACCAACAAGGGAGTTAAGATTTACTTGGAAAAACAAAGATATGGAATTCCAAGCTTGGGAAGTTGCACACTTTAGATTATTAGGTGATGATAGAAAGTTACCATATGGTACGTCTATGTTAGATAAGATCAGAAGAATTTGGAAACAACTTTTACTTGCGGAAGATGCGATGTTAATTTATAGAACATCGAGAGCGCCTGAAAGACGTGTATTTAAAGTATTCGTTGGTAATATGGATGATAAGGATATTGAACCATATGTACAACGTGTAGCAAACAAATTCAAAAGAGACCAAATACAAGACCCACGTAATGGTAACGTAGATATGAGATATAATCAAATGGCGGTTGACCAAGATTATTTCATTCCTGTTCGTGACCCGTCACAAACAAACCCAATTGAAACATTACCTGGGGCACAAAACTTGGGTGAGATTGCCGACATCGAATATATTCAAAAGAAATTATTGGCAGCGTTACGTATACCTAAGGCTTTCTTAGGTTTTGAAGAAGTTGTTGGTGATGGTAAGAATCTTGCATTAATGGATATTCGTTTTGCAAGAACAATCAATAAAATACAAAAATCATTAATTCAAGAATTAAATAAAATTGCATTAATGCATCTTTATTTATTGGGGTTAGAGGACGATTTAAATAGTTTTTCATTATCATTAACCAATCCATCACAACAATCTGATTTATTAAAAATTGAAACTTGGAAAGAAAAAATTACTCTTTACAAAGATGCAACATCCGACCAATCTCAAGTAGGTATCTTACCTGTATCACATACGTGGGCTAAGAAAAATATATTAGGTATGAGTGATAGTGAGGTATTACTCGATTTACAACAACAACGTTTAGAAAGAGCGGTTGGTTTTGAATTACAAAATAGTCAACTCATTATTAAACGTTCTGGTGTGTTTGATGATGTTGATAAGAAATATGGTATCCCTGAAGAAGAGAGAGCCGCTGCCGAAGCTGCCTCTGCGGGTGGTGAAGGTGCCGGAGGAGATATGGGAGGAATGCCACCGCCAGCACCTGCTGCAGGTGGAGGTGAGGCACCATTAAGTGAAGCAACATCTAAAAAATCAAAAATATTAGGTATGTTAGGTGAGGAAAAAGAAGATTTTAATGTTTTGTTTGATATGGAAAAGGCACAACAGAATATTTATGAAATAGAAAATAAATTGAACGATATTTTAAACGACTAAAAATGAATAATTTTGGGAAAATAAAGTCTAAGTTACTAAAGAAACTAACCGAGGCTTATACCAACGATAACTTTAAAGGGAATACAAAAAATTTAATTAAAGTTGTTAAGAAAAATAAAGACTTTAAAGAAATGTATCTTTTTTATGAAGAAATAGAAAATAAGTACATTGAAGATAAAGAGGTTGCTAAATTATATGTTGAGCAACTTGGTACTCTTTTAAAAGATAAGTCAAAAAAATTAACTAGTTTTTGTGAGGTTATAAATATGTCAGTTCATGATGTACAAGTAGAATCTAACGAACTATATGATAACATTGACCAACTTTTAGAAGATGACAATTTAAATAATATAGATAAAAAGGTTATTGCCAAATTAAAATTAGTAGAACATTTAACAACTAAAAAAGAAAATGTGGTTGAATCAAGTAAATCACACACAGTAAATGAAAATTTATTACACGCTGTTTTAGCAAACAATTTTAACGTATTATATACAAACACATTATCTGAAGAACAAAAAACTGAATTAAAAACAATTTTAGATTTAAACGATACTGACTTAGAAACAAAAACTACAGAATTAAAAGAATCACTATTAGATAAAATTGGAAACTTAATTAATGAATCTACAGATTCGGAAATGATTAAAAAATTATCATCAGTAAAGGATGAAGTACTAAAAAAGGAAACATCAAAATTAAATTATTACAGATTAACAGAATTAAAAAATGGTCTTAACTAAGACCATTTTTTATTTGTTGTACATACCTTGCTTTTAAAACCTCTTTCCTTTTAGTGACTGAAGGTTTAACAAATTCTTGTCTCTCCCTCAATTTTTGGATTTGCTTAGTTTTTTGAACTTTATTTTTATAAGTTCTTAAAGCTGTTTCGATACTACGTTCCTTTGTTACGTCAATTATTATCATAACATATAATTATACCGCAAATATATAAAATATTTTGGATTTACAACATTTTTTTCATATATTTTAATAACACCATAAAATAAAAGATAATGAATAAAATTAATGAAAACAGGTAAGTACATCCCATTAGGGACTTACAACAATGTAAAGTATGGTTATGGTACCGTAGAC